AGCACCCGCGCCAAACCCAATGACTATCCCGAGGGCAACTAAAAACTGTGAGTTCCCCCACGAATACTTAGCGTTGTTGATCAGACTGGGGTACAGAAGCAAGTTTGATGAACCGGCACCATTACCGCGACCAAAGCCGGGGACATTGGCACTGACCGGCCCAAAATATAAGCCAACCCCCGAATTGTCGGCGGGGTAAACGCTGAGGCCCCTGTTTTTGTTTAGGCTCAATGCGGACGTGCCGCCAAGCTGCAAATCCATCAACAACGACGCAGCGGCGCTCGCGGTGTCGGTGACGTTGAGCTTGACGCCAGTGAATGCAACCGCGCCGTTGTTCCACGTCTGCGTGATGTTCAGCGCATTGACATCGCTGACCGCCGTGCCAGCGATAATGTCAGCGCCCCAACCGACGAGATCGTGGACCTGAAACTTCGTGACGGCAGAGCCGACGTTGACCTTGAACACGCTTGAGCCGGTGTACCCGCCAGTGGCGACGACGGTGTTGAGTGAGTTAGCCCAGAACCGCGCGGAGTTCGCATCGCCAGTTTCGTAGGACAGAAAGAGCGCGGCGACGCCGCTGAAGCCGCCGTAGCCGATCTTCCATCCGGTGTTCAAGCCACTAGCGCCTACGCCGTCGCCGGAAATCATCACCAGCTTCTCAGCGGCGCGCGTCATTTGCGTGTCTAGCGCCTGCGCTGCGTCGTTCGCCACACTCGACCATCCGAACACTGACGCAGGATTCGAGGTCAGTGATACGCGCCCAATGCTTGACCCGGTATCCCGAATAAAAACGGCTGGCAAAGAACTGTCTGCCGTACCCGCAAAATACCCCGCCTCAAGCCAAAGCGCCGCGCGCGTTGTATTGTCGCCAAGTTGCAAGTCGGCCTGCGTAGGCGCGCCGCTACGTCCGGCCAATCTCCATTCGGAAGCACTGGCGCCAGTGCCGATGTTCAGCGCAATGAGCGAGGCGCTTAACGTGAGGCTCGTGAACGTCTTGGCGGCGAGCGCGATAGCGTCTAGGTTCGAGCCATCGGCCAACCCCGAGAAGTTGGCGTCGCACTCAGCGTAGGTGAGCGGCGAGCCTTTAGGAATTCGGAGTGTCAGAGCCATGTTTTCTCACCTACGATGTAGAGAAGTAGCCGTCAGAGGCGTAGCCGGCAAAGGTGTAGTTATCAACCCCAGCCAACCACGCATCTACGGCATCGATAATTGTCAGCGACTCCGTGAACGACGACACGAAATGGACGATCAGGCTTTCTGTGTCTGCCGCCGCAAGGGATTCTGGAACGTCTCGCGGTGCCAACCCTCGACCGGCGGTCTCTGAATCCAGCGCCGCAACAGACTCCGCTACGTCAATGGGCGCCCAGTTCGCGAAGGAGATTTGCGTTTCCGCGGCAACCAGGATCTCAGCGCGGGCAGAGACGAACTGCGCGATGACCGATTGAGCATCCGCGGCCGTCAAAATTTCTGCAACTATCACGACGGGGATGGCGAACAACTGGACTTGCAGCCCTCCGCGTAGCACTTCGGCAACGAGCTTGCCGTCGCGGACTTCGACGGTAGCCACGCCGGCCTTCGTCACGACCGACATCACGATCTCGCTGATGCTCGTGAAGGTCATTAGCCAATCTGCTCTCTGACCATCAAGCTCAGTTTCTTGTCGATCGTGTAGATCTGTCCGGTGTTGAAGGTGATCTCAACCTCCGCCTCATAGGCGCCAACCGTGTCGAGATCTCCCGTGACCCAAACGAATTTGACGTACCCATCGGCGCCGCCGTTCGGCTTTGAAGCCACGATCGTCGCTTTCAGTGCCGCGACTCCGAGTTGGCGGAAGTACAACCGCACCACGTCGCTGACGTTCGAGACGTCGATCGCGAGGCCGGTGTCCTTGTACGTCAGCGTGACAAAGACATCTGGCCCTGTGTCGTTTTGAACGAGCTTGATCGTCGACATGCTATCTCCCGCCGAATTTGGGACCGACCCAAACTTCGTTGACTTTTCCGTAGCCGCGCCAGATCTGCGCTCTAGCCCTGTTTTTCTCGTGGATGTACTGACCCGAGTAGCCGATCCCGCGTTTCATCTGCGCCCACCGCTCACCCTCCATCGTCAGCAAGCGCGCCTTGGTCCCGACGCAAATCGTTTCGTACCAGTTGTTCCACACGTCCTCGTCGACCTCGACCGACTGAGGCCCCGGCTTGACCGAGAGCCTGTAGGTGACGCCGTTCACCTTCCCGGCTGTCAAGGGGATCGAGTTGAAGATGAAGGTGTTTCTCGTGCGTTGGGCAAAGAAGCGGTAGTCGTCGGCGATCGTCGTTCTCCACGTCGAGAAAAATCGATCGAACCACTCGACGTTTTTCGGCGTTGCCGCCACGTCATCCACTGAGAGCCACTCGATCATCACGGGCTCTGATTCGTCGCCAGAGGAGACTTGATACTCCGGCGTCCCGGCGACGATGGTGATGGGAACGCCGTCCACTTGCCATACTCGAGTGAACTGGCAAAAGTCGCGCACTACTTCGCGCATCTTCTGGATCGCGAGATCCTCCGGAGCGAGTCGAACCTCCGCTAGAACGTGATCCAGGAAATCTTCAAGGTTAACGGTCGCCACGCTCTGCCTCCACTTTTGGAAGGATGTCCGGCGCGTTCGGTGACAGCCACATATCGTTGCGTAGCTTCACGCCGAGAATGTTGAAGAACGCACTGAAATACGATGTGGACCTTTGGTACTGGTTCGCGGCCTGGGTCGCCAGCGAGTACGCGCGATACAACATCCATTGCTGCATCGGCGTCCCGTAGGTATCCGGCAGGCTGATCGCGTCGGTGTCGGCGTCCGTCAGGTCGACGGGGAGTTTCGACGTCGTGATCTCGATCCAAACGGTCGAGGGCGCAGCTGGAACAGCTGGCCGCACCCAGTAGGTTCCGGGGTCTTTCTTGTCGTTGTAGAAAAGCTCCCGGATGATCGTGCCGGTCGGCGTCCTGTGCCACGAGCGCGAAACCATGTCCTGCACGTCGCGCTCCGCCATCCGGATCGTGTCACCGGAAAAGAGGCCGTCAGATCCGCGGTTGCGGCTGACGTCCATCAGGCGCACGGCGGTCGCAGGAATCGTCTGGACGGTGCCGGGTACTAGCTGGACCGTCTCGGTGACAGCATTGGAATCAGGGCGCGCTAGCGCAACCGCGCGCTGCGCGTCATTGAGGTAGTCGAGCCAGTTCGCTACGTTTCCGGCAGGCGATTTCGCTATACGAGCGAAAAGGATGTCGTTGTATTCACGCGCGCACAGGTTGATCAGCGTTATCGCTTGCATGAGGCTTTTCCGTCCCCGCGGCACGATCGCCAGCGCGACTCAAAGCATCGCGTCCGGTAGCAAACGGGCCGACTGTGGTTGCAGCTGCTTCCGCGTCAGTCGTCGGTTGCAGGATGACTGCCTCCTTGACGAGATCTTGGATCTCGCCCTTCGTCATTCCCTCCGACACCTTGAGATTGAGCTTCACGGTAGCGAAGATCAGGATGTCCGCCTTGCTCATGGCTTCGATGTCTGAGATCGACACCTTGCGCGGGTCCGCGATCGAAGGCTTGTCCACTGCCTCGCTGGGAGTGCCTGCGTAGACTTCATCGAGGTCTTTACGTTTCGCGAGATTCTCCGTCCAGATGAACACCGCGCCCGTAGCTCGTTTGACCAAGTACCGTTTCATGCTCCTCTCCTAAAAAAAGCCCCCCGAGGGGTTAACCACGGGGGGGTAGTCAGGGCAACGAAGAACCTTGTTACCGGCTCGAGCGAAGGTCGCTCAGTTCGACCACGAGACGGCATACGGCAACGTCGGTCGCCGCGGTCGTCACGATAAAGTCGATCGTGTCGTCTGCGACGTACAGGCGTCCGCCGGCTGTCGCAATCGAGTAGCCGACCGTCACGAGGTTGCTTGTCCAGCCAACCACGTTCAAGTCTGCCGCAGCGAGGAAGCCGTTGGGATCGGTACCATCGCCGACGTCGCAAACCGAAACGGCGCCCTCCGCGGTAGTGACTTGCAGAGCCACGGTATGCACCATGATCCCCGCCGAGACACCGATGAGTTCCAGGATGTCGCCCGCACCGAGAGCCGCTTGGCCGGCGGCAATACGCGCCGCCGCAATCGCCGCGAAGTCGAGATTGACCTCCATGACGGAATGCCCCGCATTCGAGAACACGGGTGCAGCTGCGGTTGAGTTGCCGGAGACGCCACCCTGATAGGAGTACGTCAGTTCCGACATCAGGCCCATCTGCTTCATGTAGCGCGTCGCGCGCTCGTGAAGCGGGAGAAGCATGGCCTCCGCGAAACTCAGTTTCGGAGGACGTGCCAAGGGCCGCGCAAGATGTGTGAGATTGATTTTCATCGTTCTTTCCTTCTAAGAAGTAGGGAGAGGGCTCTGGTGCAAGCAGCCCCTTTGGTTCAGTGCGCTTTAGCCCTTCCGGACGTAGGCGTGTCCGATTGATTCCGGCTTGATGACTTCGTAGCCGTAGACGTTCAGCCCGCGGACCAGGGTGCCGAACGTGGACTCTGCCTTGAGGCTGTCCATTTCGGTCATCTGCGACGCGAAGGTGAGGCCCGACTTGTGACCAAACACGCAGTTGTAGGCGGTGAACGCACCGTCCGTGACGCTTGCGACGTTGTTCGAGACGTAGATCATCCAGCGATCCACCATCCCGATCCGGCCGTTGCGAAGGATCGAGGTTTCGTCGCCCGCGAGGCTCGCGTTTTTGAGGTCCGAATTCATCAGGACCACGCGCATCCACGCCGGCATCACGAACCACCGACCGGACTCCGGCCAGTTCTGCTCGTCCGCAACACCACCAGCGGCGGTGAGGAGGTCGAGCACGTTTGCAGCTGTCACCACGAACGGGGTTCCGGTCACGCCCATGTTGTAGGACGCGGACTTGCGACCGGCGGTGAGCCCGCTGTTCTCGGCAGCGGCGTCGGCGTAGATGTCGCCGAGGATGCCGGTGTCGATCGTGATCTTCATTTGCTCGCCAGCGTCGCCCGCCCAATCGTCCATCAGCGCGATGTCCGACTGATAGCGGTCGATGTTGTCGATGACGAAGTTGAAATACTTCGCGCGGTCGATCACCAGGGTCTTGTTCGGCGACTCCGGGCGCTGCGTTTGCAGTGTCCCGCCTTTCTGGTAGTCCCGGATGATGATGGTCGGCGTGGTGCGAATATGCACCTTGTCGCCCATCGACGCGATTTCACCCTCGTAATCCGTGTTCGCAATTTCGCCGAACACCGTTGCGTCGTAGAACTTCTCGACGAGTTTGCCGGACCAGATCTCCGGAATGAACGTCCCGGAATAAGCTGGATGGCCGGCGGCTGACGCAACTACGTACATCAACAGATTGCGCTCACAGTA